GGTATACGGGTCCTTAGCATAGGTCCGCCCGTCCGCCCGGAGGTGGCATACCGCCTGGGCCCCCTGGTACAGTCCGCCGTTAATCAGATAGTCCGCCCCGGTCTCCGCCTTGATCTCGGCCAGGGTCTTGGCCGACTTGTTGACGTATATCTGGATGCGCTCTATGTCCCCCAGCGGGATGGAGGCGATGTACTTACTCATCGTCGTCGCAACCTCCATATCCTTCGTTCCGCCGCAAGCGACAGAACTCACTCATTCCGGTGCTCCTCCTCTCCCCACAAAGCCTTGCGGCTTTGCGGGGGCCCCTGATGCCGCCTCCACCGCCCCGCGCATCAGCTCCACCGCCTCGGCGTACCGCCCGGCCCTGCGGAGCTCCACCAGCGCCTTGTAGTGGTCAAATAACGCCTGAGTGAGGGCCGCTCCCTCATTGGTTAGTCTGGGCAGGTCCTCCGCCAGCGCGGCGTAGTCCACATTCCCCGCGCCCCTGTAGTGGGGCAGCGTGGGGTCCCCGGCGTTCCGGATATTGGCCAAAAACATATCCTTGGCGTTCTGCGGCTCCGCGTGATTGACTTCGGCGATGTCCATGATCTCGTTGATGTACTCGTACAGATGCTTCATAGCTGACTTCCTTTCCGGCCTTTCGGCCTGTCACAATTATGTACCTATGGAAATGCCCTCCGCCGTAATTAGATAGCCTAAATTCAAGTAGGGACTGTACACGGCAAATTGTTTCGATTCTCCATCGTCCACATACTCAATATGTCTTGTGACAATTTTTCCACTGATACTTAAACTTGGGGCCTCTAGCTTGACAACGACTTTCGGCAGCATGCCGGAGTTGCTTGCAGAGAGCATTTCGGCAAATGTGCGGTCACAGGTGACCGTAATGTTACCCTCCGAATTTGCTGTTTGGGTTATTGTGATCACATACTCGGGTATGAATTTGGGGTCCAGCGGGTGGGGCACGCTTCGGTACACCGCAACGTGGCGGGTGCCGTAATACCCCCCCTGATTGTATCCGCAGACTGTCTGGGCCGCCGTGTCCCACCGGATGGATATTGACGGTTTTACCTCGATTACGGTATCGCTGTACTGTGTGGCTGCCGCGGTGTAGACCGCCCCATCGACCACCACTTTGTACGTTTCGCCTGCGACCGGCGCAGTCGTATAGGGTACATTGCCACTGGTATAACCACCAGGCCACATCAAATCCCCCTCAAAAATGGATTCCTCCGTCTCATAGTGCGTCCGGTTTTTGATGTAGTCTTTCGCCGTTGGGTCGTTCTGAGTCCAGTCCGGCTGTACAGCGCTCTCCGGCGCGTCCTGCCAGGCCGTCCCATCCTCTGTCCTTGTAAGCAGTTGTCCAGACTTACCGCCCGCCGGCACGCCGATCCCCGCCGGGCCCCGCACTCCGTCCATCACCTCCGCCGTAGTCGTCCCGGATGCGTCTACGGCAGTCAAGAGCGCCCCGCTCTCGGTCCTCGCTACTTTGACCGAGGGCAGGATCTCCGCCGCCGCTTCCGCCCGGTCTGCGGCGGCCACTGCGTCGGCCTTGGCCTGCGTGACCCTGGCCTCCATCTGGGCAAGCTCCGAGGGCTCGACGCTCGGAAATGCCTCCGCAGCGTTGATGCTCCCGCTCACCAGCAGTTCAAACTGGTTGCTGTGGGCCACCGTATCCCCTTTGAGCCCCCGGAGCTGACAGCGGTACAGCCCGTCGGAGGCCAGGATATCCCGCGTGAGGTCCACCCACAGCACGTCCCCGGTCCGCTCCAGGTCCACCACGTTCTTTGCCTTCCCCAGGGCCATATCCAGCTTGACCGCCCACCCCGCGTCCAGGTCCACGGCGATCTCCAGCCGTCGGTGCAGGTGGTCCGACTCATACCCGAGCTCCCGGTCCCTTACTTCCATCAGCACACGCCAGTTCTTCAGCTCGATCATCAGGCGTAGTCCTCGCCGGTGATGTCCTTGTACTGTTCTTTGGTGATGACGCCCTTGCGCACCGCCGTCTTCACCATCGGCTTGCTCCACAGGCCCGCCTCGTAATAGTACTGGATCCGTTCAAAGCTCATGTTATACCACCTCCGCATCGTCCAGGGTGAGCATGTTCTGATATTCCAGGCTGGCGGCGATGGACGCCAGGCTCGTGGCCGTCAGTTCCTCGTTGGAGACCGCCTCGCCGGGGGCGTTCTGCGCGTCCTCGAAGGCTTCGATGGCGTCCAGCACCTCCTGGTCGGTCCCGCAGGCGGAGAAGTCGCACCCCTGCTGGGCGCAGATCTGCTTCATCTGGCCAAGGGGCGTGCAGAACGCCCCGTTCACCTCCCCGGCAGCCAGCACGTAGGGGATCGCCGCCGCCGCGGGATACCGCTCCATCCACTGCCCCGCCGTCAGCACCTCCCCAATGGGTGTGATGACCTGACTCTCCTTGTTCCAAAGCTGATACCTTGTGCTCATGTTTCTATTCCTCCTTCAATAAATGATTTAAATTGTGTAGGCGTCTACGATGTTGGTCGCTGCGGAATTTCCGGTGCTGATCATGCCGCCGCCAAACAGGAGAAAATCTCCGGCTCTGGCGGACTCTGCGCTTTCTCGCGCCTTACTCAGATCAGTTGTCACCGTTTTGGTAAGCGATGCGTCATAAACGTCTACGGTGCCCAGATATCCGGACTCGTACCCTCCGGCGAAAAGGGCATAGTCCCCCACCGAGCCGCCTGCTGGATTCCTTCTTCCTCGGCTTAGGTCCGCAATATCAGCAGTCGTGAGCGATGTATTGACGGATCGAACGCTAGCTCCACTCCCAGACGCAAATAATGCGTAGCTGCCTACGGATGCCGATGCCCCGCGGCTGGTAATCATGCCAAGGCTTTTGCTGGTTTTCGTCAGTGAGGCATTATAGGCGTCCAAATAACTGCTGCTGTATGCACCGTCGTCATATGCCGCACCCCCGGCGAACAGGGCGTAGTTCCCGACCGACGCCGCTGCGAGATTGTACCTGGCCTCGCCCAGAGCGCTTGGAAGGCTTCTCGTAAGCGATGCATTATAAGCGTCCACATCGTTCGAGTAGCCGGAATTGGAATAAAGTCCACCGCCAAACAACGCATAGTTCCCAACCGATGCCGCGTTCAACTGCCTTCTTGCCTGACTCAGGGCCGTCGGCACGCTGCGGGTCAGAGAGGTGCTGTATGCGTCGACCGCGGAGCTGTCAGGCCGGCCGCCTCCAAACAGGGCATAATTTCCGACCGATGCCGCTGCGAGATAATATCTCGCTGTACTTAGCGCAGTTGGCGTGCTTCTCGTCAAAGCATTGCTGTAGGCATTCACTGTAGAATAGGTTGCAGCGGACGGGTGGTAGTAACCGCCTCCAAATAAAGCGTAGTTCCCAACTGATGTTCCGGCATGATACGCTATGGAATTTGTCAAGGTCGCAGCCGTCCCGTAGTAGGACAACTCTCCCCCGCTCCAGCAGGGCCGGGCCACGCCGCCCACGCCGATGTATCCCTTTTTGAGCCTGCGGGCCACGCCGCCCACGCCCACATATCCCTTTTTGAGCTTCCTGGCCACGCCGCCCACACCCACATATCCTTTTTTCGCCATCCGGTCTCACCTCACTCATAGACAAAGTAGAGGCTTCCGGTGACGAGAGCGGAGGTCCCCGGGGTGAGCTCCGCCGTCCCCACACTGATGTCCCGGACCTGGGCGGCGGTCAGGGTGCCCGCGGCGGAGGCGTTGGCGTTCACCTTTCCGGCCAGGGTCCCCGCCGTGACGCCGGAGGCGGCGTGGCTGTGGCCGGCGGCCGCCGCCCCCACGTCGGCCGCTGCCAGGGTGACGTCCGCACTGAGCGCCTTGCCGTTCACCTTCCGGGTCGTGGGCACCGCCCCCACTTGGGCCGCCGTGTGGGTGTGATCCCCGGCGGCCTTGGCGTTCCAGGCCGTCCGCTCCGCCGCGGTGAGGTGGCGGACGTTGTCCCCGGTGTGGCCGGAGAGGGCCGTCTGCACCGCCGCGGCGCTGCCCGCCGGGTCAAAATCCATGGCCGGGAGCTGCGCGGCGGGCACCTTTCCGTCCTCCCCCAGCTCCGCCCGCTTCGCCAGCTCCGCGTCGATGACGTCGGCGTTCCAGTTGAAGTCCTCAATGTTGTAAAAATCCTCTGCGCCGGGCTTTTTCAGCCCGTAATTGGCTGTTTCAGCCGCCATTTGCAAGCACCTCATTTCTCAGTTGATCGTGGGTATACGCCGCCAGAGCGGCGTGGGTACGGCCCAGCAGCGTCTGATGCTGGTTATACCGCAGGGACAGGTCCACCGTCAGGTTCACCGGGACCACCCGGTCCAGCAGGGCGGCCGCGTCGGAGAGCATCTGCCGGGCGGTGAGGGCCAGGCGCACCGTCAGCAGGAAGTCCGCCCCGTCCAGCGCCAGAGTGAATCCCTCCTCGCCGCACAGGCCCCGCAGCATCTCCCCCAGCCGCGCCATGGTGAAGGGCCGCTGCTCGTTCATCCGGGTCATGATGCGGAAGCGGCGCTGGGCCAGGTCTCCGCCGTGGACCACCGGGAGCCCCAGCAGGCGCTCCCACCGGGCGCAGCCGGCGTCGGTGAGGGTGGCGGTGTAGAAGTCGTCCGGCGCGCGGCGCAGCGCGGCCCCCGCCGTGGTGAGCTCAGGCTCCTCCGCCCCGGCCAGCGCCCGGAACTCCCGGAGCTCCCGCAGGTACTCCGGCCAATAGGACTCAAGCGCCATGGCTCATCACCCCCAGCACCGGGATCTCCTCCTCCTCCAGTGTCACATTGGCCAACCCGCCGTTGAGCCGGGTCCCCTGCACATCCAGCACGCCGGGGATGTCCAGCATCCGGGTCTCCACCTGGCTCAGGCGCACGGTGAGGCCGGAGGCGTCCGCCCAGCCCTGGACCAGCTCGGCGAAGTAGCCCCGGAGGGCGGCCTCGGCGTCGGGGCGCACGGCCTCCCAGGTCAGGCTCCCCTCCAGGGTCAGGGTGAGGGCGACGTCGATGGTCTTTCCCACGGCGGGGCGCACCGTCACCGTGTGGCCGATGGGGGCCAGGCCCGCCCCGTCCCCCTGGCCGGACACGGGGTCGATGGCGGCCTGTACCGCCGCCACCAGGTCGTCGGAGGGCACCCCCCACAGGCTGTCCACCAGTGTGAGGCCCACCGTGCCGCCCCCCTCCGGCGTGCGGAAGATCTTTACCCCTCCCACGCCGGGCAGGGAGAGGACCTTCTCCCGGTAGTCGGCCCGGTTGCCGCCGAAGGCCTGGCTCTCAAAGGAGCCGAAGTAGCGTGCCCGGAGACTCTCGTCGTCCTCGGCGTCGTCGCCGGGGACCAGCACCGCCCCCAGCTCCGCCCCCGCCAGGCCCTCCACATAGTCGATGGGGAACAGGGTCCCGAACCAGGTGTTCCCGGCGCTGCCCGGGGTCTCCGCAGTGAGGCGGAAGACGCCGGCCTCCCGCCGCTCCGTCACGGTGAAGTTCACCGCTCCGCCGGAGAAGCGCGTGCCTATGGGCACGTCGAAGGCCTCCCCGTCCGCGCCGGTGAAGCGGCCCTCCCGCACGGCGGGGGAGGCCGGGGCCCGGACCAGGCTGCGCTCGGCGGCCTTCTTGTCCAGGTCCGCCCCGGCGGCCGTGTCGGGCCAGGCCCGGTCCAGCATGGTCTCCAGCTCGGTGTACAGCACCGCCAGCTCGGCACAGGCCGGGGCCAGCGCGTCGTAGAGGATGGAGCCTTCCCGCTTGTCCACCTCTGTGGACACCCGCCCCAGGCACCGGGCCATCAGCGCTTCATAGCTGTGCTCGTCCGTCATACTTGTTCTTTTCTCCTTTCCTGTCTGTTTTTAGATATGAAAAAAGCAGCCCCCCTGCGGGGTGCCGCTTCCTTCCCAATGGAATGCTCACAGGTGCTCCCCCTCCGCGCAGGCGCAGATCTCCTCCTCCAGCACCTGCTCGATCATGTTCTTGAGCTGATAGAGGTCCGGCTCGCTGCGCACATAGGCGGTGAGGTGCACGGTGGGGGAGAGGTTGAGGACCTTGGACACCGGGCGCTGTGTGATGGCGCCCAGCAGCGCCTCCCTGTCCTCCTCCGACAGGCTCACCTCGCTCTCCAGCAGCTCCACCGCCTGGACCCGCTCCACGGTCTCCACCAGCTTCAGCGAGTCCGCCAGGGTCTGGTACCCGTTGGAAAAGGCCCCGGTCGCGGCGTCCTCTCCCCACCTCGCTGTGACGTAGTTGTCCATGCCGTACGAGAGGGGGGATTGCTCCGCCAGCATCGCGCCGTAGTCCAGGGGGGCGTTCTTGTTCGCCAGGTCCGGCGGAATGACAGCGGCATAGGGGTCCTCCGGTGTCGGGAACACCGGGCTCTCCGCCGCCCCCAAAGCCGCCGTCGTGGTCGCTTCCGCCTCCGCCTGGGCCGCCGGTCCCTTTTCGATCTCTAGGCTGGCGATCATGGGGATATTCACCCCCGGTATCTTGTTCAGCAGCTCCAGCACCCAGTTGATGCCGCCGATAATGCCGTTGAACAAAATACCGATGGCGTTCTTCAGTCCTCCCACCCGCATGGTCCACGCCGCGAATATTCCCACCGCGACGCCCGCCAGCCGGGCAATCAGCCCCAGAGGGGATGTGCTGAGCACCATGTCGAGGGCCGCCTGGGCCAGTTTCAACCCATTGGTGGCCACCGTATGGGCCTTGGTAACCACCGTGTGCAGAACCGTGCCCGCCGCATGGATTTTTGTTGCCATCGCGCTGGCAATGGTCGCCTTGTGGAAAATGGCCATGGCCGCCGCCAGACCCAGAACGATGGGCATCAGCGTATTCATTTTTGCCGCCATCCAGTCGATGCCCTGGGCCAACAGCTCCACTGCCCACACCACCGGCGTGAAGAAGGGGGCCAGCGCCCCCAGGGTGCTGTGCACCAGCCCCGCGAAGGACTCCAGCACCGTCATGGCCGGATTGAGAACGCTCATGATGTCGTCGCCGAAGAGCTTCCAGCCCAGGTTGACGGCCAGGGAGAGGGCCAGTGCCTGGGGGGGGAGGTTATCCTTTAATTTATCTAATCCCTTTACCATGGCCCCTGCTATGGACTGCGCCGCGCCGTCAAAGGGCGCCTTCAGGTTCAGCGACTGCGCCGCCGTCTTCTGGGTGGAGGCCAGCAGCTCCCCCATCCGGTCCGCCGCCCTCTGGACGGCCCCGGCCATCTGGTCCGCCGCCGCCGTCATTCGCCCCAGGATCCGCTCCATCCGGTCCAGCGCCGCAAGCTGCCGCTCATACCGCGCCAGTGTTTCCGCTGCGTTCATATTCTCTTTCACCTCATTTTCCCCAATTAAAAAGCAACCGCCTTCTGAGGCGGTTGCTTTTTAATTGTTCAGTCTTTTTTACGTCTATACTCCTCGTTGATGAGGGGCTTCCCGTCCTCATCCGCAAGTATCGTGAGACCACCTGCTTCTAAGGCATATACAAATAAGTATTGTATTCCTGTTTCCGTATCTACCATAACTCGGGCTATCCCACCCCCCTTTGCCGACTCGCTTAGTATTGTTACAAACCTTGACTCCTTTTTTTCTCCAAACATGGTCCGCTCTCCTTTCTCCGGCTTACTCCTTTTTGCGCCGATACTCCTCACAGATCAGGGGCTTCCCGTCCTCGTTTAAAAGGGCCGTCATCCCCCCTTCGTTATCCCCTCCCACATGCAGATATTGGATACCAGTCTCAGTATCTACATATACCATCATGCGCTCATTGTACTTTCCCCGCTCACATATGATACTTATGAACCTGTTTTCCTTCTTTTCTCCAAACATGGTCCGTTCTCCTTTCTCCGGCTTACTCCTTTTTGCGCCGATACTCCTCACAGATCAGGGGCTTCCCATCCTCACCCAAAAGTGCCGTCAGGCCGCCCGCATTTCCAAATGACTCTGCAAACAGATATTGAATACCAGTCCATGTATCCACCACTACTTGCATGCACGCCACATCTTTTACCCCTTCTATTGAGAGTTTCACAAACCTGTTTTCCTTCTTTTCTCCAAACATGGTATCCTCTCCTTTCCATATTTCCCTCGGGTCCCCTCCATGATACCAGACCCGGCCCGTCCTGTCCATTCCCCCTGCAAAAAGGCAGCCTCCTTCCGGCGGCTGCCTTTTTGCTCTTGTCCTCTGTTATGGTTCGGATGGCTCCTTGATCAGGTCCTCCCGCAGCAGGGGCTTGCCCTCCCGGTCCACCAGCACCGTCAGGCCCCCTCTGCCATCTCCCACGATATGTATGTACTGCACTCCGGTCTCGGTGTCCGCATACACGAAGATCCCTCCGACAGACCCCTTATCTGCTATCTCATGCACCGTCCTTACAAACCTTTTTTCCTTCTTTTCTCCAAACATGGTATCGTCTCCTTTCCATATTTCCCTTGGGTCCCCTCCATGATACCAGACCCGGCCCGTCCTGTCCATTCCCCACATTCCCCGGGCGTGATCTCCGCGGCGCTCCCTCAGACCGTTCCCAGCCGGAGGGGGGCCGCCGCATCCACGTCGCCGAACACGGTCTCGGCGGTAAAGTGCACCAGCGCCTCCCGTTTCCCGGACTGGGTCACGGTAACGTCCCGGACGCCGGTGATGCGGGCGTCCTGGGTGAGGGCCTCCCGCAGGAGGCGGGGCAGCTCGCCCTGGGCCACCCGGACGCTGCGGCCGGTGAGCCGGCCCAGCTCCGCGCCGTAATTCCAGGAGTAGATGGGCCAGGCGAAGCGCTCGGTGTGCAGGATCTGATAGATGGCCTGCTCCATGGCCTCCCGCCCATCGGTAAAGCCGTCGATGCGCCCGGCGGCGAAGTCCGCCCGGTAGGTCCGGCTGGGCCGCTGTGCGGCGGGTACCAGGGGTGTGCCCCCCTGCAAGAGGATTCCTCCCTGTGTCGGCAGCATGCTCACAGCCTCCCCAGTACCAGGAATTCCTGTCCGCCCCGGTTGCGGAGGAGGGCCAGGCCGTCCCCCGCTTCCAGGCTCTCACGGGTCCCCCGCAGCAGGGTGAGGGCCCGCTCCCCCAGCTCGAAGCGGTTGTCCACCCGCACCCGCAGGGGGTCCAGCCCGGTCACCGTGCCGTAGAGCACCATGGCCGGCGCGGCGCACTCGTCGCTCTGCCGCGCGATTTTTTTGATCTGTTCCAGCATTCAAATCACCTTCACTTTCAAATTCATGGTCTCCGCCATCAGGTCGTGGCGGGCCTCCTCCACCAGGAAGGGCTGCTCCAGCCCCTCCCGGCCGATGCGGATGTATACCGTCTTTCCCGCCCGCACCTCCGGCAGCGCCAGGGCCCGGAGCTCCAGGGTCCTGGCAGGCCGGTTGTACAGCTCCAGCCTCCGTTCGGCCTCCTGGCGCATCTGGGCCTCGTTCATCTCCCCGTCCACCTGCTGATAGTCCTGCAGGATGCCCCACAGCGCCTGGGTCCCCGGGTCGTGCCGCATCACGCTCTTGCGGTTTCCCTCCTCCCCGTCCCCCTGGACCAGCTTGATCTGGTTGTAGGTCTCACCGTCGATATCCACATCGTAGGTGTAGCCGGTGGCTAGGCTCCCGTCCCCGATCACGGGCAGGTCCCCCTCGCCCGTCACCTCCCCCAGGCGCAGCGCGCCGCAGTCATCCCACAGATAGAACATCTGCCCGCCGTGGACCAGGGTCAGGTCCAGGGCCTTCAGGATGATGTCCAGGAGGCTGGTCCCGTCCTCCACCAGCCGGGGGATAACGTAGCCGGTGTTGGGCAGGTCCCCGGTCTTCAGCTTGAAGTCGGCGGCGATCTGGGCCAGGATCTGGTCCGCCCGCTGGCCCTCAAAGACGTAGCTCTCCTTGTATTTCAGGTAGCGGAGCTGGTCATAGACGGTGATGCTCAGCTCCTCCCCCTCGCCGGAGCTGACCTTGAACACATAGCCCTGGAAAAAGGTCTCCCCGTCCCGCCGGGCCGCCACCATGCCGCCGCAGACCCACGCCGTCTCGCTGCGCAGCACCGTCAGCTCCAGAGCGGCGGGGGAACCCGTGCGCTTGGTGGTCCAGGTACAGGCCGTGACCAGGGTCGTCACGTCCCAGGCCTCCTCCTCCCCCGGCGCCCGGTAAAGCACTGATAAACTCATGGTATCGTCAACACCTGCCCCGGATAGATGAGATTGGGGTTGGCCCCCACCACGGCCCGGTTGGCTTCGTAGAGCTTCCGCCACTGGGTCCCGTCTCCGTAAAACCGCCGGGCGATGGCCCACAGGCTGTCCCCCGGGACCACCGTATAGCTGCCGCTCCCGGCGTCCTCTGGCGCGCCGGCCCGGTCCGCCTCCCGGACCTCCCCCTCGGGCAGGGTGACGCGGCTGGGGGCGTAGCTCCGCCATTCGGTGAGCTGGATGGAGTAATAGAGGTCGCCGGGCTCCCCGCCCCGCTCCTCATAGCTGAAATCCTCAATGCCGAAGGGCACGTCCAGGTCCAGGTCCGTCCCCTCCAGCCGGAGGTACACCGGCTCTTTTTTGTCCCGGTAGCGCTGGATATACCGCACCGCCAGAATGGGCGTCAGCGGCTGTCCGTCCATGCAGGGGAGCTTCCACGCGGGGAGGAGCCCCTCCCACTCCACCTTGCGCAGTCCCCTGCCCCGCAGGAGCAGGACCTCACCCAGCTCCAGCACCTCCGCCGTCTCGTTCCGGCCCCCGGCGCGCACCGCGAGCTTTTCCGGCAGCACCTGCAAGGGCAGCTCCAGGCTGCCCATAATGAGATACATTCTGTATCGGTTCATGAATGCGCCCCCTCTGCCACCGTCTGATGCACCGCTCTGTCCCATTGGCGGATCCTGTGGACCCGCCGGTCATATCGCTTCCATATTGCTTTGATTTCCATTGTCTCACCTCATTTTTGGATAGAAAAAAGCAACCGCCTTCCGGCAGTTGCTCTTTTCGCTTCGGTTGTCGTGTCTTCTCTTCCCGGCCGGGTCTTGCTCTGGGGTGCAGGATCAGAACAGGCTGGCGACCAGCGCCTTATAGATCTTATCGTCCACCTCGATCAGGCTCCGTTTTCCATCCTTGAACGCCAGGGCGATTTGATACGCGCCTTTATTCTTGGCGCTCAGCCCGCCGGCCAGCAGTCCCACCGGTCCCAGCAGCGCGCCTCCCACCAGTCCGCGGGCCACGCCGCTGGCAGCGCTTTTGCTGATATCCTCCGTCACCAGCTCATAGCTCTCCACAGTTTCTTTGTTCAGGTCCATCGTATGCATGATTTTGAGGAGAATCTGCACCTGGTTCCCTGAGCGTATGACCGCTTTCCCCTGGTAGTCTCCGGCAATCACCGCATTTTTTGCTTTTCCCACAATATTGCACCTCCCTATTTCTCTGTTTTTGTGATTATATCACACAAACAGACCCGTCGCAAGGTGCAAGCGGGAGAAAACCGCCTTTGCCTCCGGCGGCCGGCCCTACTCCTTCAGGCGCAATTCCTGCCCTCCGGCCAGTCCGTCGCTCTCCAGCATCCGCTCCAGAACCTCCACATTAGAGGCGATGTCTATGCTCTCCCCCTGGTAGAGCTGGTCGAGCTGCTTTTCAAACCCCTCTACCACCTTGCCCATCATATCCTCCACGCGCTCCATGGCGGCGGTGATGTTCTCCCCAGACACCCCCTGCCCCTCCAGCTCCCCATAGGAGCGGAGGATCTTCAGCGTGGCCGGCAGGTAATAGCGCAGAAATTTCTGGAGCTGGGGCGCCTTTTCCGGACGCTTCTCCTGAAACTCTAGGATCTTGGCGGTAATGTCCCGGATGTGGTCGATCTGTCCGGAAAGGATCTCGTCGGCAATGCCGTCGTTTACCGCCTTGATCTCCGCCAGAATCGCCCCCGGGTCCTTTTCGCTCCAGTCTCCACCTCTCGTCTCCGCCGCCGTCTGCCGGAACTGCCGCCGGTACGCCTCGTTCGCCTTTCGCCAACACGTGAAGAAACAGCCAATGCAGGCGGCGGCCAGCGCCAGCACCCCGATGCCCACGCCGACGCCCGAACCGCTCGCAAGGATATAGATGCCGCACATGCCCAATAGCGCGCCGCCGCACACGCTCAGACAGGCGGCGAGGGTCCAGAATATCTTCCAGAGCACCGCCTTCCCGTCCCTCCTTCCCCGGAGCTCCGGTATTTTTGGCGGGATTTTTTCAGAGGCGGTAGCGGACTCCCCGTGCTTTTTCCCGTACCGGAGCAACAGGGCGAACGGCACGCCCCCAAGCAGCATACAGGCGATCCCTGTCCCCAGAGCCGCCACAATTGCAGTCGCCATTCCCATCTCCCCTCTTCTTCTGTGCTTTTTTCTCAATGTATCATAGAAGAAATCCCGCTTCAAGAAGGATTTTCCCCACTCCCAGCGGCTCCCACCCGCTCCACGGCGTTTGTCATCTGTTCCATCGCACGGTTCATGCTG